GTAATCCGGTAAATCTAAACGTCCACGAAGCCTAGCCAGTGGATAAGAGTAAATGGGGATACTCAAGGGTTGAAGAACTCTTAAAAAATTTATATACTTTTATATAGATTTACTACCCAGACAGAAATCAAAATACCAGCATTTTAAAATCTGTGTTTTACGAACAAAGTAATAAGAGCAAATTATACTTTAAAAATCATCGCGCAATAGCAGCTGCTATTATTTTATTTTTATTGTTTGTCACAATAATAATTATATTATTCCTTATTCGTTTTTGTAGCTAAAAATTTTTTTAATCACAATCCAAAAATAAACATTATAATTTTATAAAAAATAATAGCGGCAGCTAATTTAACTACAGGAGTATCTATTCTAGTATATAGATTAGATAATGCTCCATCCAATTTATCAATCTCATCAATACATTTTATTTGTTTATGATTATTACAAATTTTCGGATAACGTCTTATAACTGTATTAATATTTTTTTCCGTTATTGTTTCGTCGATTATTTTTGTGTTATCGTTATCAGGCACAAATTCATTATTGGTGTTTGTTTTGTGTTTCTCATCAAAATTATTTGTTTTTTCGATCAAATATTTTTCCAGTGTATCAAAATCTTCATTTAATTGTTGGCATTGATCTAGTAAATTATTATTAGGTTGTTCTATAAAATTATTTTTGTTTAATTTAAATTCTAATAATTTTCTGGAATTGGCAATATTAATAACACCATTTGATTGTGCCAATAAATAAAAACTCATAATTGTATCAACCAAATTGGTTATTGATTTAATAATATCATCTGATGGTTCTACCGATATTTCATCCAAATAATAATCAATCAATTTATATATAAAATCATTCTGAATGTTTGAAATATCGAATGTTTTTATAATATTTATTGGTATCTGTTCCGATAAATTTGTATTATCCATCATTAATATAACATTAGAAATACTACTATTTATTTTGACCAAACATATTGGAATTAATATAATATAATTAATATTTGGTGATAATATTTTATAGTGGACATAAAATAATTTTCTATGCTATTAACATACAACAATCATGACTACAAACATAAATAGATATGCTTATACTGATTTTTCTGCGATGCCATATACTTATTATCATGGTGTTCCTTGTGCAAAAATCATGACAGAACCAAAATACCAGGATAACCAACGAACTATTATTAGAACAAATCAACCACATCGAAATCAAAAAATAATTTCATCTGCCGAATCGAAAAAAGTTCACCCAAGTATTGAAGATGGTTCTTGGTCAAATTCTGTTAGAAAAGATAATTTGTATGAACGATATTCATGTAATTGTAAATAAAAAAAAAGATTTTATCATACATCAACAAATGATGTTGTTTCGATATCACAATTTTCAGGAACAAATATAGGTTCATTAATATGTTTTTTTCTATCAGCGAGAGTTATTGGACGAATTCGACGATTACCATTTAGTTTACGATAAACATCACAATTACTAATTACAAATTCTGGATATTTTCTACCAGCGTATGGTCGTATTAGTTGATTCATTTTATCCAAAACATCAATGCCACCAAATATTTGACCAATAACAATTTGATCACAATCCAAATCTTTTAAAACATTGGATGGTTTTATATCATCTAGGGTTATCATAAATGTAGAATCATAAAAAATTTTTCCTGTTGTTTCATCTTTGAATGGAATTAATGAAATTAAACCTTTTGTTTCGTGTGGATAATAAAATTCTCCAAAGTCTGATGGAATAGGTTCATCACAATAAATTGTTCCTGCTTTTTTCCCGTTGTTACTATAAATGTCACCGGAAATAATATAATTATTGTGGGAAAAATGGAAAAATTTGCATCCCGCATATGTTCTTTTGATTTCTTTTTTATATTTATATCGACCATTTCCTTTTTGAATAATTTTATATGTTCTTCCGGCAGCAATTTTAACAAAATTTTCAACACCAGCCGGAAAAACATCACGAAAAAGTCGTATATATAGTCGACCCAAAACTTCTCCCGCTAAACTAATATCCATGTAAACAACCGGATTTTTTCCGGAATCTGGTAAATCTGATAATGAGTAATTCATGCTTATAAAATAACATCGTATTATTTTTTTGAATTGTTATACCCGATCAGGACCACATTGCCCTAAGGTGATGATCCAAAAATATTACCTATAATCTATTATGTTATGCAAAATTACAAATATGTGATTCATTATATTATACAAAATTATCATATAATGACTAATCCACATATAATAAATAATTTTTATCCATTAAATATTTTTACTGGTTAACCAATTACATCATATATATTGCATATAGAACAGGTAGATATGACTCACCAGGAATTATTAAATTATATAAGTCAAGATTAGATAATGGTAACTCCCAGAAAAAACAGTACCGAGGTTTTATTTAATTGTGCTACAAAAGCCTGTCATGATCAAGGATGTTCCGATTGTGATTCCATAAAAAATAATGGTACACCGTTCGGAATTACTATAATTCCAGGATCAGGAAAGTTAAGTGAATTTCCACCCTGTAATGATAATCTTAATGGACCCGAAGATGGCACTAGTTGTTTAGAGCAATTACAAAACAAAGATATATGTCCAAAAGCCTGTATACCACAAAGCATTTGTGTAAGAGAACCCCAAGAATTTGCCGCAATTTCGCATATTAATTTTATTAATGGCGATCTTATTATTGCTGATCCATTATTACCGGCCCCGTTCAGTGGTAGTAGTATATTGCAAATTTTACCTGTTGTACAAAATAATGATTTAACAGATATTTTTCCTAATCTTTTAGGTATAAATGGTTCATTGTATGTCGTTGGAACAAATTACAGAATGATAACTGGATTCGATAAATTACGATTTGTAACAGGTAGTATTGTTTTCGTTAACAATTTTAATTTAATTACCATTCCAACATTCCCAAGTTTATTAAATGTGGGAGGTCAAATTATTGGTGTTCCTCCAATATCACTGGTTGAAGATGCAATGATTACCGCAGCATTCGATGAAACTGCAGCATTAGATCAAAATGAAATAATAGATCCGCGTTGTGGTCGTGGGGCTATTATTATTGCAAATAATGCTTTACTCCGAAAAATAACCGGTTTTGAAGCACTAAGACAAGTCAAAGATGGTATTTTTATCGCAGACAATCCGTGTTTGCAACATATTTGTGGTTTCATTCATTTGTATCGTACTGATAGAATTGTTATTAAAGGAAATGCAAAACTCAGTAAAATTATCGGTTTTTGTTATATTGATACTATTAACACCGGATTATATATTTTAGATAATGATTTGGAAACAGATGTTGATTTATTGGTGAGTGCATTCGTTATGCTTGAAACAGCTGGCAGAATCGTAATAACTGGTAATAAAACACTTAAATCGATCAAATTTGATGCATTACGTATTGTCGTTAATGAATTTATTATCCGGTCCAATGATAGTTTGGATGAAATTTCTTCCAGTGTGCAATTCGTTAGTGATTTATACATTGAAAATAATAGAAATTTACACACTATAAAAATGGCTTGCCTTTATGAAGTAAATCATATCATGAGTGTTAGTAGCAACTGTTCGATTGTATGTATTGATACCTTCGATGAACTTAGAAGGGTTGGCGATGGTATTATTATTGCTGATAACAAACAATTAGTAGAACTGAAAGGATTCAATAAATTAAAATATATTGGTTCTGATTGTGTAACTCCTCCATTTGATCAACAGCCAAGTATCTGCAAAGGTTGTAAATGTATCGCTGGTACTAATTTCGATTGGTCTACCATTACTAATATTGATTGTACCATTACAGATAATTTCCCTGTTAATGCATTTGATGATTCCAGTTTATCGTGTGCCTATATTTTACCAATAGATTTCTTTAGGCTAACATGTAATGCAAATATTGCATGCAGTGGTCTATTGTTGGTAGATGAAGATATACCACAAATTTTAAGTTTCAGTCTAATAATATATGGAAATCCAAGGTTGAAAGCTATTGGTGGTTTCTGTGGTTTGAAACATGTTAACTCTGTTATTTATATCATCAATAATTCGGTTTTACATACTATTAATGCATTTGGACAATTAGCATTTGCTTTGGATATTTGGATCAGAAATAATCCATCCCTTAAATTCATTATTGGATTTAGTAATTTGCTAGCTGTGAGAGATTTCGTTATATATGAAACTGCCTGCCTTTGTGATTTCAATGGTCTCAAACTTTTGGAATTTGCTCAGGATATTGCAATTGAAGCGAAAAATGTCAAATCGGTTAAACTTCGTAAAACACCAATACCTACCGTTCTTGGCTACATTTTGTACTTCAGTTACAATACCAAATGTTAATCACCATTATTATAATAGTATTATGAACCGCACCTTTAAAATATATGAAAATACATGTAATGCATATTTTTTAAAGATTTGCGCCTCAAAAAAAAATTGATATTGTATTTGGTTAATGGTTTCTTATGTATACAAACAATTATTACAGACGATTACCATAACCCTATCTCTGAAGAGTAGGTAAAATTATTCAATCCCATCAAAAATTTTAACCAACGCGACTAATCTGGTTGCTTAATGAGTGATTCATTTTCGATGACCCACTTTAACCAACATAAAAACCAAACTTTTTTGATCGAACCAATGGACCTAGCCACTGAATCATTCGAGGATGATATAGAGCAATATGAGAAAGATATAGAGCAATATGAGAAAGAAATACCATTTTTTTATGATGATTTGGATTTTATTTTTGAAAGTTCTCATCAAATTGATTCAATTATTTTAAATAAACATTTATCAATACACCAAAAAAAAGACTTTTTGGTAAAATTATTTGGGGAAGTAACACATTATTACAAAGAAATAAAACTGCAAATCACCTCTAATACAATTTCAGAACTTCTGCTCATTAAGGAAGAAACGAAAGATTTTTTTGATCTATTTTCAATTGTTATGCAATACTGTTTAAAAAATAATTTACAAGTATTTACATATGACCATCTTTATAATTTAGTTTTACAAGTATGGATGGACCTATCTGATAATACTATTTCTACCGAATTTCGTAAAGCATTAATTATGATTGGATTTGGTGGAAAAATTCCAAAAAATATTTTTCGTCGAATCAAAGCTAATATTAATACATGGCTTATTAATACCAGTAAAAACAGTGATATTTTTGATTTAGTAGTTTGGATTTGTTCTTTGGATAAAACTAAAGAATTGATGCGTTGCAAAATTCTTTATGAAAAAACAATGAAAGAATCGATGGAGGTTACCAAAAGTTTTCAAAAACTCCACAACATGACACTCGAAGAATATAACATCCAACAACTTATCTCCAAAAAAAATGGTCAATGTAAATACTTTCGACTTGGGAAAATTTGTCCACATGATACCAGATGCATATTCTATCACGGAAAATTAGAAGAAACATATGGAATTCAACCTTGTCGTCATGGTCCAAAATGCGCTCATTTTGCGTCAGGAGGGTGTAAATTTATTCATGATATATCAAAAAAAGAACTTCAAATTGTTTCCAATTTTTATTCTAATCTGCAAATTATTGGAGATAATTTTTTGGTGGCACAAAAAGATGCCAGGTTCGTTGATGATCAATGCATTACTAATCCATTTATTATATTAAAACGGCAAAAATCAACCAATACACACGTTGTATATTCAATACCTGTTTGTTCTTGCACCATAATAAACGAATATGGTATAGCACAATCTTGTGATAAACCGGTACGCTTCATGACGAAAAAAAATAATAAAAGAATATCAAATTTTTATTGTTGTTACGAACACATGAATACAATGGAACCTAATTCACAATATGTTGTTAAACAGAATGTGTTAGACAAAATTCCACTAAAAATTAATGAGATGGATTGCGAAAAAATGTTTTAAAAAGCTGTTGATTAACAGCCAAATGTATATATTTTGTTTTTTATTTAGTGGTAAATAAAAAACAAAATTAATTATTCGACATTGTCCTGAAGAGGATTGTCCTGAAGAGGATTGTCCTGAAGAGGATTGTCCTGAAGAGGATTGTCCTGAAGAGGAT